CAAATGTTTGTAGGAGCAATGACTGTAGGATCATTTATTCAAAGTGCAGGTGGTGCAATAAAAGGAGGACTTTCCCCTGCAGCTGGATTAAAACCCACCACCGGCGGAGGTAAAAGATTTGGAGGGCCTGTAGCATCAGGTACATCTTATATGGTAGGAGAAATGGGGCCAGAAATATTTACTCCATCTAGTGCTGGAACTATCACACCAAACAATCAAATATCATCAAATAATAATAGTGATACTCGGGCTATAATAGATGCATTAAAGTCAGTAAAATTCAATGTTATAAATAATTTTGATGGAAGTGCTATATTAACATCAATTGAATTAGCAGAAGGAAATAGATTAACATAGAATTAAGATATGGCAAATTTTTTCGACATAAACAAACAATATATACCTATTAGTGATAAGGTTGAGGATGGATTTATAACTAAGTTCAATTTAACTGAAAGATATGATCCAACTCTAGAAGTATCGACATCTTTAGAAAAAATTAAACCATATACAATCGATTTAACTCAATCAGGTAAAGGAACTCCTAGTGTTTTATATTCTATAGATTTATCGCAATCAGGTAAAGGAACTCCTAGTATAGAATATAGCGTAGATACAAATCAATCTTCGAATGGAACTCCAAGTACAGAATATAGCGTAGATACAAATCAATCTTCGAATGGAACTCCCACTACAATATATAATATAAACACAAATCAATTTTCAAATACAATTCCATTTACACTTTATACTGTAGATACCTCACAGGCATCAACTAATATTCCAGCTAATCAAATGAATATTATTGATACAACACAATCATCTACTGGCAGACCAAGTATTGTAATGCCAACATTACAAATATTACCTATAGGTACTCAAGTTCCAAGACCACAATATCAACAACCAACTCAACAAGAATCTACTGAAATAGGACCAACATTCACAAGTAATGATGGAACAGTTACAACTAATTTATTTTTATCAAATAACAAATATGAAAATATAACAATTGATTTGAATGCATCTCCAGATGATGAACAACGAGCATTAAATGCACAAAATCAATTCAAAGGATTAAATTCAAAAACTGATATTTTAGAAACAACAAGTAATAGATTAGCTAATAAAATATTGGATGGAGCCACTGCATTATTTGGATTAGATAATATTAATTCATCATATGCTTTAAAAGGAACATTTGAAACATTACCATTTTCAGAATTACGTCCAAATCCAAACTTAGCACCAGGAGCAACATATCAAGATTTTCGAAGTAGACTACCTGCTTCTTCTAAACGAATGGACGGAGCAGCTGCAGCATCTAGGGGAAGTGTAAAAGCTGGATCATATTTTTCTGCTACTAGAACATTGCCTGGAGGAGCATACCCTGTATTTAATTTAGAAAACACATATGGATTTCCAATAACCTCTGCAGCAGTTGGAAATGATTTCACAAAAAGATCAGAAGTAGCTACTAGATGGAATCCGCTAGCTGGCACTGATATAAAAGACGCATTATCAAAAGCTAAAGATTTAAAAGATGGAGGAAGTATAAATCAAAATACAGGAGCATGGGTACGATCAAAGAATCCATTGGAACTAACAACAAGATTTACAGGAGACAAAGTTACAGTTATTGACTTTGGAAAAAGATCTAATAGTTCAATATATCAATGGAAGCCGGAGGGAGCTTTAGCTGGAGCATTAAATAAAGCTGAAATTTTTGGATCAACTATTGGAGAAACATTAGGAGTAGGTAGAACAAGTGATTTGATTAAATTCTTTTTTAACGGTCCTAAATTATATCCTGGATCAACCGAAGTTGATGATGTTATTGTATTTAGAGCAATTATAAATTCTTTAACTGATTCATTTTCTGCAAATTGGAGTCCTGTACAATTTATAGGAAGAGCAGATCCTAATTATACATATCAAGGATTTTCAAGAAATTTTGATATAGGATTTACGGTATATGCTTCAAATCGGGATGAATTAAAACCAATATATAGAAAATTAAATTATTTAGCTAGTTATACAGCTCCTGAATATTCAGATGATACATTGGTAATGAAAGCTCCATATTTAAGAATGACCGTAGGTGATTTATTAGTCCAACAACCAATTGCAGTATCTAGCGTATTTTATACTTTTCAAGATGCTGAAACAACATGGGAAACAAATATTGAACAAGATCCAACTAATATGGAAGTGCCTAAAAAAATTGATGTAACATTATCTGGATTCTTG